ATGTGCCTGAACTTCCTGATGTTCCTGAACTACCACTTGTGCCTGAACTTCCTGATGTGCCTGAACTGCCTGATGTGCCTGATGTGCCTGAACTTCCTGATGTTCCTGAACTACCACTTGTACCAGACGTATTATTTCTTGGTACAGAATAACTACCTCGTGTATATGAATTTAATACAGAAGGTGTTGCATTTTCACCATATTTTATCTCATATCTATCATATTGAAATACAGCACTACTCTCTATCTGTGTTTCACCTTCACGTACAGAAAATTGTATTTCACCCAAATTCTGTATCCACATATTTTTGAATGTGATGACAGTGTGAACCGTACCAAAATTGTTATATATTATGATGCTAGCATCTGTTACATAATCATTAGCATCTCTTGAAGGTCTTTCTTTATTATCAGCTATGTACAGTAACCAGTTAGCCAATACTTTCCAATTAGCAAATTCAACATCTACGGTAAAATTTATATTGAGAGGTTCAAACATGACCTCGCCTATATGGTATTGTACATGTTTACCTTGCCAATTGAATTGTGTATTTTCAAGATTCATGCTAGGCAGATTTACGTTGTATATATTAAGGCGTAACTCATCAACAGCATGTAATGAACTTTCTGATGGTATCTTACCTATAATAAAGGCGTATTCTGTACTTGTGGCTTTTGAAATTGAGATAGGTGACATTATATATTTTCTCCCCAAGACTCATAATCCAGAATTATTTTTGCTTCCTCATCGACACCAACTATTCTAAAAGCAACTGTTTCTGATGGTCGTTCATCCTTAAATATCTCTCTTTCAGGGTCATCTCTATCAGTAAAAGCGTCTAAATCCATGTAGTACCTATTGACAATCTTGCCAAATGTACCACTATCACCAAATCCTGTTGTTCCCATTCCTGATGTCCAACCAAAAGCCGATGTTCTACCAGCTGCCATTTCCCAATATGTTTCCCAATTTTCACCAACGCCAGGTTCTGTAGCAGCCGAACCATCACTGTTGGCAATAGCATGCCAGAAAACACCATCATTGAATACAACAGTTCCTGTTGTGTATGGTGTATCCAGTGTCCATTGATTATTAAGAATTGTACCAGTAGCCCCTCCAATACTTCCAATAAGTGCGACTGTATGCAGTTCTGGTTTGAATATATACGTTTGTACAGTGAATGTGATATCCCACTTGATTACACGGGCTTCTTCTTCACCGACATCATCTGTTATAACTGGTGAACATCCATTACAAATGACTTTAGCATCAAATCCTATATTCATTTCAGGAATGACAATACGAATAAAGGCATGTGGGCCAAAATACGGTAATATCTGTTCAAATATCTGGTCAATATCAACCATATGTAATGACCACACATTTACCGTAAATCCTATATTCCAAGGCATAGCATTTTTAGCAAACGTGCCAGTCGTCAATGTATCACTAACAGCTATTTCCTGAAATTTATTAGTCAATCTTGTTGTGTCGAAATCAATGCCTGTAACATAAATTGAGATAAAGGGTAACATTTCTTCACTTCTACCACTTTCACGTATCCATAAGTAAGCCTTTGATTTCGGGCCAAATCTTACAGGCACCTTGTGCCTACCATAAACAGTACCATCAGCATGATATCTTTCAATATTAATATCATTGAACATATCCAAAAATTGAATAATTGTTCTTCTTATACATTTATAAAAATAATATTGTTCCATTTAAACTCCTAATACACCTTGAAATCCTTATGTATAAACGATTTTCAATATCCGTAAATACTAGTATCAACCCCATCATAAGCACTCAAAGCATCTGAATCTGTTTGAATTTCAGAATTGTCACCAAATGCTGTAATACTTGGCGTATCCGTCTCTGGAAACCTTTGAAAAGCATTTGTTGGGTCATACAAATCATCAACATCCATAGAAACATTACGAGCAGATTCTGATTCCTCTGAAAATCTGTAAGGAATCATATATAATGAATACACCAAAGACCTTAATTGAAAAATGGCTTGGTCTTCGGCTGTATGTATTATCTCAAATGTTCTACCTGATAAAGTTGTCATAAATGGCAAGTCTCTATAATGAGGCACTATAATAACATCACCAACAGTTGGGGGTCTTGTTGTGCTTACATCCCTTCTGTATACACTTTGGGGTATGTGAGCAACAATTTGGTCAGTTGCCACCATACCAAACATACTATATATTGTTGGAATTTCACCTACCTCATATAGTATTTTTGTTGGTTTTCCTTCCAAATATTCTATATCTTGTGTTTCTCCATACAAATAATCAGATGTAATGCTCAAATCTTTCTGATGCCATATACATTTTATTCCACTTATATCAGTAAATTCGGCTGCTATATTTTCAGCTAACTGATATTCAGGATTAGTTATTATGTTATATGTTTCTAATTGTGGTTTCGCAGACCCTATATTTCTACGTAATTTCATATTCTCTCCGTTATAAAATAGCCAAAATCAATTCCATGAACTGTAAATCCTTTATTTTATTTACTGCCTTATACACTATCATACAAATAACTCCAATTTGTTCTTTAGAAGTGTTTATAAAAAATTTATAAATGAGTTCCAACATCCAGAAATCGTTTACCCCAAATATATACCGAGTCCATCCCAGCATTCTTCGCTGCGTAATGCTTCATCAAGCCGTTCAAGGTCTGCCTGTCCTTCCTGTAATAAAGTATCTCCATCCAAAGCCAGACCAACATTACTACCAACAGCAGAAAAATTAGCAAATTTTGACCTTACTCTACCAAGACTTACTTTCGTCAAAGCTGTTGCGTAGTCCAAGAACCAGCTATTTTCATACATATCCTCTGCTGTTCCTTCAATTTGATATGTTCTCAATAATATATATCCCGGCGTATTGGTTACATATACTGCTCCTGATGGGCCGGCACTTGTCACCGTTGTTTCAGCACTTGATGGTGGTGGAGGGCTAATTTCTAATTGATTTGTATATCTATGATATTTAAAATTATAAGAATCAACAACATATCGTCTAACTGTGTCTAAGAATCCTCTGGCTATGTGATATGATACTAAAGTGTAATCATCTCCACCACCTCTCATCAATATTTGGTCAAACATACCCATTTGATATAGGTAATTTTCAATCGTAAATAGTGTATGAATAGAACCTAATGTCTGTACATTGTAACTCAATACATCAGTAACACCAGAAGGTAGGTCATATATGGTCTGACCACCTCGAAGTAACAATGTCATCCATGTTTCTTGTGTTGCATTTCCAGTAGCCCATTTTATATATTTTTGTCGTGTGTAGTCAATATTGTCAAAAATTTGAGTATCGTCTAGCTCAATTTTAATCATAGGATGTCCTAATCTTCTTTTTATTTTTTCAACTAAATCTTCTTTTCTCATTTAGTACCTCATACGTTTAGATTTATACTCTTATTTATGTTATTAGGATAAAATATTGTCTAACCATTTGAAATCTTCTTCTGCTTCGCTGTGAATATCTGATAGTACACCCCATATTTCTTCTTCACTTTCCCCATCATTTCCAGTTTTCAAGCTGATTGTCTCATCAAAAACATCCATTTGTGTAACGTATACAGCCCAGTATAGAGCACTTATTAAGTCATCACCTAAATCTTTACCAAAAAATTTACCATTCTGTTCAATAAATGACGCTAATTGTTCTACTGTTTCCTTATCTCGTATTTTCAAGCAATTATCTTCAATAACCTTTTTCATCAATAGGACTGCTTTTGGTTTTGTGTTTTTTGTTGCCCTAATACCTAGATTTACTGCCTTTGCTCCAGTATTAACCAAATTTTCAGTTTCTATATCCCACCATAGTTTATTAACAACAGCAGCACCTTCAGCATTATTTTCAACCATTATGTATGCATTGTTATAATAGATGCTTATTCTATTTATTATGTCAGAGAATGAATAAACATCAGTAAAATTGTTCTGAAATACAGCAACTTGTTCAAATTTTATAGGGTCAAGTGATATGAATTTTAATACCTGACATACAGAATCATGTTCTCCTGTGCCCTTCGCAACATCACAGTTATGTGTAGTCAGACTATGACATAAAAAAGTATGTGACTCTGTTTCAAAATTATAAACATCACCTATATATTGTGATTTTACAATATTTTTTATCCTTATATAAATTTGTGTTTTATCATCACTGAAATAACAGTATCTTTTATTTCTATTTCTCATACTCCTTATTTTTGTTATATCAAAATCTTTATAGTTAAGATTATTCAAAAGATTTACACTATCATAATTATGTAATGTGAGTTGATATGTTTTTTTTGTATTATATATGCGTTTACATATACTATGATTACCTTCATTTCTCAATAAACCAATAGATGAAATATACCCTAGTGAGTATAGTATGTCTTGAATATCCTCCATAAGATATAATGATATACTGACTATTGATACCCTACATCTATCATTTTTATATAAAATACACCCATCACTATCAATATATCCACGAATTAGTTCTTGTTTATATTCTGTTGGTATGTATTTAACCCATTCTGATATATACTTTCCTTGTGAATATTGACCAAATGTGTCTTGTAAAAAATGATGTATTTGTTTGCTATTAAATTTTGTATATATTACGGATGACATTTCTTTTTGATTCACATACACACATCTACCATATTTTTTCATAACACTTTTAACTTTTTCTGCAAAATGAGATTCCGTTTTAGCATTATGGCAAGTATGTATGCTAAACCTATCATTTCTATTTTGTATCCATCCATCACCAAGCCACATACCAATAAACCACCAAAAATCTTTATCTTTTAATGGATTATCTATTAACCTGAAATCGGTTCTTGTAATGTTATTATATTTTTCCCATTTTTTATCCAATTCATCCAATGAAATTGCTTTATTATATATATTTGGAAAACATATCCAATCATTTATATTTACATCTTTTGCCTTTGTATATTGAAAATTAAAATCTCTATATCGGTTTGTTCCATATATTGGGTGATTTCTCATTCTTTTCATTTTTTTAGGTTGGTGTGATACAAATATAGGATGCTCACTTGTGAATTTTGTTTTTCTTACCGACCCGTATGTTTCAATATCATAAATATCACCTTCAAAATCTTTATATACTTGAATATTTTTTATATTAGTTTCATTACCATTTTCATCATATAAATTATCTGTTGGTAAAACGTCAATAATGTCTTTGATTCCATTGTTAGTACGAACTTTTTCATATGGTGGTAAACATCCCAAAACATATCTACAACCTCTTTCTGGTTTTTCAAATATTCTAAAACGTCCATTCATATCGGTATGTATAGGTGATTCATACTGTGTAAACAAATATTCCATTACATCAGGTGATATAACTGTGTTTGTTGACCCTAGAAACTCAACTAAATGCTCTTGTGTAAATTTTTTATTTCCAAGATTTTTTCTCTGACTTGTTGCCCATGCTTCATCACGTTCAGGATTTGCTCTCCAATCAAATTTCAGAGAAATAAACTCATTCTCCCCACGTTCTGCATGACTATATATGGTATGAAATTGATTGAACATTCCATTTGGTGTGCTAATAATGATAATTTTAGCATCAACTGATGATGATATTGTAGGATAGTTAGCAGCCCAAAATGCATCAGCAATATTTTTTGGAACAAAGGCGTATTCATCACAAAATAATATATTCAATGTTCTACCACGAAAGGCATCTTCTGATGTGGCAGATACCATAATCTGTGTCCCATTGTCAAATGTAACAAATGTTTTTGACCATTCTATTATTCCTGGCTTCAACCAAACAGGTAATTCTTCATATGTTTTCTTCAATCGTTTCAGAATATCAATGGCTGATGACTGTTTGTTTGAAACAATACCTATGGTCTTATCGGCATTAAAAATTGCAAACCACAACGCATATATAGAAATTACAGTTGTTTTGCCAAGCTGTCTACCACAAAGTATTACATGAAAACGATGTTTTTGGAGATTTTTTAAGATGTGTTTTTGAAAATCGTAAGGATTAAATGTTATAACCCCTCTATCTGGATGAACAATTTTTACATATGGAAGAAAATTCCATATATCTTCAGCACATTTTTGTAACTCAACCAACATTTCAGGAGTATATTCCAATTCTAAATTTGGTTTTTTGATAAAATCTGTATATTTGATACCCATGCAAAAAAATACCTCACAATATTTCTATTGTAAAGTATTTATAAGAGATAGTGTATAATTGTAAATTATTGACTATTTATATATTTTTGCTAACTTTTGCTATTACTTCTTTATCACCAATTTGAGTTTTCAAATATACGTCACGTCCCCACAAGTAGCATATGTGCTTCATTGTTTCTTCTGTGTATTTCTGGTCAAGTGGTGAACCTGAAAACCTATGTGTCAAAAATAAATGGCCAGCACCGTTACCAAAATTACCATCTGTTACTTCAATCTTTGGTATTCCACTATTAGAAAATGAATTAATAATAATCTGTCCTACTTCATCGGCTGTGTGGTTAGTTCTTATGTAATAAATTGTACCATCAGAATATTGTTTTTCCACATATATGTATAAATCTAATTCATCAATGACATCAGGTGTTAAAAAATCTTGAAAGAACATCCAATCAGTGTATGTTGGCATGACATCTTTTATTTTTTCCGCCCCCATCATAGATTTATCATCCCATTCCTCTCTCTTTTTAGCATCGGTACAATCAGACCATTCAGGCCCATGATGTCCTTTATTCCATCGGTTTTCAATCACTTTCCATATATGAGAACCTATCAAATATGGATTCATTGACATACGGCTCTGTGCTTTCACCAATGAATTTGAATAGTTATACTGACCATGCTCACTAGCAGTCAAATCACCATCACGAAATAAAATATCCATAACTTTTTCATGAATATAGCACGCAAATCCTTCATTCATGTACTTAGTTCGTATAATAGGCCAATAATACTGACCTTCTGCCCGAATGATTTCCAGAATATCCTTTTGCCAATCTTCCAATACAGATGAATTATCAATAATATATCTCAATAAATCCTCTGTGGGCTCAACAGGAGTCATCATTTTTACCATTCTGGATAATTGACGATTATAATGGTCAACGTCATCCTTTTCATTGGGATTACCCAGTAAAACATCAGCAAACTCTGAATTTCTAGGTTTGTGTTGTTCCTTCAACTGATTATATACACGAACCCTTTTTTCTTCTTCTGTTTCTGTATGAAATGGTGAACTATGCATTTGTATAGCATGCCCAGCATCAATGGTTCTTTCTACCTCATTGAGTCCATACAGTTTTTCATATTCAGCCACCCTTTGATTTGCTTCAGATAACATTATCATCAAATCAATACGGGATTTCTCAAACATTTTATTCATTTTGAAGAAAACACTATGTCCTACAACGTGAGCCATTACCAGTGTTTGAACAGCAAATGTATTGGATTTCATTAAGTACGCCCTACATGGGTCGCCATATATAACACATTCATAGGGAAGATGGTTACTCACATATTCAAATATAGTTCTTTGTTTCTCATAGTCCCTACCAAACTTCCAATTACTTATCTGTGTTGGGCCTCTGTATGCAAGTATCTCCCACATTTTCTGTTCTGGAATTATATCCCATTCAATAGGAATGAATGGATATCCCATATCTGTAACAACCCTGTTTATCTTATCTTCCAACTTTATAAGTCTTTTAATATCATTAGTTTCCATATCTAGTCATTACTCCTTTTTATAAAATTATCTATTATTGAAAAATCTTTATTTATCATCCATTCATTATCATTAATTATCAATAAATCTATACCTAGTTGGCGGCATCTTTTCTTTTTTATCATATCCAACCATTTTGCATTATCACTCTTATGGTAATATTCTCCATTATATTCTATCGCTTTTTTAAGTTCTGGTAAATAGATGTCCAATTCAAGCCATTTCTTAGTCCAATAGTTATATATTGTTTCCCTGTCATTTGGTATTATTACACCATTGTAGTGTTCTTTTATATATGAAAGTATTTCCTTTTCGGGTGTTGACCCACCATCTTCAATGGCACATTTTACACATCTGTAACCATATTTAAATCCATTAAATGACATTTGAAAAATATGACCTCTTGGGCATTTTATCTTAATCTTCTTGAGAGCATTGATGTATCTTGTTGATATTAAGATATACCCTTCTTTTTCAATATATTCCTTTACATATTCATATGAATGACGCTGATTGCCTGCACATATACGACATCGTTGACCTACTTTAAAAGTTGAAAATTTTATATCAACTAGATGTCCTTTATCACATCGTACATGTAATTTGTCGGTATTTTTTGTATATTCATGTGATAACAGTGTGTACCCACGACTTTCAATGTATTCTTTTACGTATTCATATGTAAATTTACACTTGCAAGAACATTTTGGGCATCTTTGTCCTTGTTGAAAGTCGTTATATCTCATTTGAAAAATATGGCCTTTTGGGCATTGTAATGTTAATTTTGTTTTTGAATTATCATATTTTGTTGATATTAATTTGTAACCATCAACACTTTCAACATAATTTTTTACTTTTTCAATTGTTAAAAATCTCATTATTTCTTCTTTTCAAAAAGAGTTGCTTTCAGCATAGGATACACATAGTCTCTACCTTTTATTTCACCAGCAATAAAATGATGCTCTTCATCCTTGAAAAACGTTTTTCCATCCACAGCAGATGCAATCATTGGAAATATCTTTCTAAATTCATGTAGTAAAATTCCACTGCTGTACATATATCCATACTCATTGTCTGTCGGTTTTACTTCAAGATATGTTAGCATATTCAGACCATTACTTATTAAAGTTTTTGCAGATACCATTGTTTCATCAGGGTCAAAAGCATCACCATCACTCACATATACACAATAACGATTCCATTGGTCAATAGGAAATTCGGTTTGAAGGACATAATTAGCCAAGTCAAAAGCTGTATGACATATCGTTCCACCCCATTCTGCCTTTCTGAAAAAATCATTTTCATCAACTAATCTAGCATCTGTTGTATGAATTATGAATCGTATCTGAACATTTTCATATGTTTTCTTCAAAAATTCAGTCATCCAGAATAAGAATGAACGGCTCAAGTATTTTTTATCCGGTGTCATAGAACCGCTGACATCCATCATGGCTATAACAACAGCATTACTATGTGGTTCAAATTCCTCTGTTACTTGTTTATACCTCAAATCATCATCTTCAATATACAATAAAGAGGTATCTACATCATCTTTGACTTTATTTTGTTTGACCAGTTCAATAGCATCTACCAAATCACCCTCTGCTTGAACTAACGCCTTCTCTGCTGTCAACATTTCACATTTTGTTTCTTCCATAATTTCAGCAATATAAGCGGCTGTTCTTTTCAATGATTCAGTTATTGTCTTTTTCTTATGCATTCTTGGCGGAGTACCGACTTTAGTGAGTCCATCAAACTTCCATCCAACTGGAATCAATGTTTCAATTTTTGTCTTTTCTTCTAAATAAGGCAAACCCAAATCTTCAAACATTATCTGAATGAGATAATCAATATCTACCTCGACTTCCATATATTCTTCGCCTTTTTGATTACCAGCGATTGGGTCATTACCATCCCGACCGTTTCCTGGCTTACGTGCTATAATGTCGCCAGGATTTCCTTTACCCTGACCTACACCACCTCGTTGAGTACCATCATTGATACCATGACGAAACATATAATCTTTCAATCCCTTTACTGGTATTCTTACCTTTTTACCTTCTTTATGGGATATAATGGATTCTTCACCAATGACATCTCTGACATTTTTTCGTATCTGCTCATCTATTTTTTCTCTATGTCTCTGAGCATCTTTTATACCTCTCTCACTAAGGCCC